TGTATAAACTCAACTACATTTGCTTTCGCAAATGGTTCGAGCCTACATGAGATACTGGATCTGCTGACACTCACCGCCGGAATAGATCCCCACAACCTGGACATGCACGTCTTTCGAGGTGCATGCCCAAGAGCCATACCAGGAAATCACCCCTGGATTATGGGAAGCCACATTGAAGTAGCTCCACTATAACCTGTGAAGGTTATAGCCGTCTTCGTCTTACGACGAAAGGTATACGCGACTTTATAGCGTTCTGAACGAACGCCGGAAAGAAGCGCGTACATATCGACAGAATCCCGTCGATAGGCCTCTAAACCAAAACGCATATCGCGAATTGGTCTATGGGTCAGCTCCCTACAAAACCATATCTGCTGTCTTCGGTCGAAGTAGCAGTTACGGCTTGTAAGGTGCTGATCAGCCCAACAGTCGATACCAGAATCTGCATTCCCCCTAAAGGGTCTGAAGAACTGATATCGATCGGGAATATATGACAAAATAATGTCATAAGTTTCCCTGAAGAAATCACTAGTTAAAGTGCTTCTTCGTGTCAGGTTGAGCCACTTAAACAACGACTCAAGTGAATTGAGCTCATAGTCTAAGGTGTACGGACGAACATCTATACCACCGAACCAGTCTGAACCGCAAGATTCGCGAAAAGGACCCTCTAAGAAGGTCTTATTCACATTCGGGGAAAATCCACAAACTCGCAAGAGTTTTAGGACTTGAACCGACTTGCTCTTACGTACGATTATGTCATCACCGTACACAGAAAAATCTGTGCCCGGCTTGCCACAACCGCACGCTTGAGAAATTGCTGTGAATATAAGCGTTTCCAACGGAAAACAGAAGCCATTCCCCATCGAGCAGAACTTGGAATAAGTATAAAGCTTACCTCCAAATTCGAACTGATGCGACCTAGCCTGGTTTAGCAAATCAAACCAGTCTGGGGGGATTAGACTCTTAACGAGACCGATCGAAATGTTATCAGAAGCTGACGACAAATCGATTGTCACGAAAGGGTCTCCAGAATCAGAGAGTGACCCTTGACGGGCCATCCTCTGATTCAAGCTCTGGTCCGACAGATCGATACCGATTCTCTTCAGGCATTTACGCATGAAGATGTCGATACCTTTCTGTACGAAACCGTTGAGCAATGGCTCGACAGCTATAGCCCTATGGGTTTTAGCTGTCTTCGGGACGAAAGCGATTTTGTTATTTGTTACGATTTTGGCTTTAAAGGCGTATCGTGCTTTTGCGACACTCCAGTCATAGCAGCTTATGCGGCCTTTCTCCTCAAGAAGAACATCTCTTAAGTTGGGGTCCATACAAACTGCTAAGTAGCCGATCGTATACGCACCAGGCGAAACGGTCCACTTGTCCGATAAGATTTTTCTTACCAGACTCGTGGCATCTCCGTGTACACCTAAAGAGGCGCCAGCACCAAATGCACTGTTAGAGAGTATATTTTCAAGAGGGGGAGATAATCCAATAGTATATTGGATCACGCTCCTTACCTTATGAAGATACGACTCATAGGGACTACGAAAATTATCGTAGAGGTTGAACTTTTTGTTCAAGCGCTTACATTTATGCTCGGACGAAAAGAACTTCCTAATAGCCACGGATTCAGGGTCGGTTTTAACGACACTGCTTTTCCATGGATACTTCTTTATTAACAGGGCAAACTGATTCGCTACGAAATGATCCGTAGCATCGGAGTACTGCTGTTCCGACAAAGAATCGGCGAGTTTCAAGGCTAAATCGTACCGTTGCGAGCGGAAATAACCCGCTAAGGTACGAACATAATCTCGATCCTCATGGTGCTGAAATAACTCGTGCATAACTCTTTTATAAATAAGGAAAGAGTCAGCACGAAGCTTCTCTTGTACCGCGTACAAAGAACGAAGCTGCTTGGATTTCATCACGATCTCCAAAGTTTAGTTCACCTATGCTTCACCTCATTTTGTATTTGAGGGAGAGGCTTGTGAACAAAGAGCGACATTGTTAACCGGTCAGTAATGACCAGTAACACCAAGACTACGATGATAAGAAAGCCGTAGTTTACTCGGAATGAGCTTTTGGCCCAAGCCTTGTAGACTCTTGCTATCAAACCATTAAAGAAGACCCAGAAAGGCCGTATTAAACCAGTTTTCACTGGTCTAGTACGAAACTTTCTGTGACTTCACGTGGGTCTTGAAGTCAGCTGATGCTAAAAAGCTGCCCATGTCGTTCAGCATCGTATCGATGTCCGCGGCGGTGTAACCGACAGGTACCGCAACGTCGATCTGGCAAATCATATCCCCTGTTGGGGTAAGAGCGCCAGTCAACGTCAAGGTCCTTGTCATCTTCGCCTGCGTACGACCGAGACCGGAGAAGACCGAGGTTGGCTTGGGAGCCGTCCTCGAGAGCTTCACGTCGTCTTTCACCGTGACGGTTTTACCCGTCCCGATGTAGCCGACCGAATCCTTTTGAAAGGAATCCGCGGTAAACGTTTTTGCATTGATTGTCAAAGCCATAGGAATTAATCCTAAGTGTTTTGGCATGACGGCCAAATGTTTATCCCCTTGGAGGAAACCCCAAGAGGTACCCTCTCTCACGACCGTGAGAGCGAGTTACGGACAGAGGTGTCACTTTCTCTGAAAGAAGCGAGCGGCTTGCTGCTTAAGTCCAGCAATTGCATCAGCAGCTCTGACAGCGTCGGGAAGGTGAAAGT